TGATACATATAGCTGGAATAAAGATAAGGACGAGCCGGAAGATGCAAATGATCATACCATAAATGCAAGCCAGTACTCATGGATACCGTACACGCATCTTATAGGATTTGAAGAGAAAGAGAGACCGAATGAGGATAATGGAGACTATTAAAAAAAGTATAAGAAGCTGGCTAGAGATACAGCCGGCAGACCCTTACAACATAAAGATAATAGACAGCATAGATTTTGAAACTAATGCTATCAGAAACAAGATATGGTACAGAGGGGACAGCAACGAACTTGAGCAGTTGTACAGTCAATTACTTGAGTATGCGGACAAGCATAAATTTTGGGCTTCAAGGAGTACACCTGGGCAGGAAATAAGAAAGGTTCATACAGGGCTTCCGGGGCTTATTGTAAAGGTACTTACTGATGTAGTGCTTAAGGATTTAAATGATTTTGATTTTGAGTCCGATAAAAATAAAAACCTTTGGGCTGAGATGGATAAAGATGAGTTGTTTTTAGAGCAGCTTAACACAGCACTTAGGGAAATGCTTTACATAGGAGATGGTGCATGGAAGATAGTCATTGATACGGATTTCAGCCCTTACCCTATGTGTGAATGGGTATCGGGTTTGTATGTAGACTATAAGTATCAATATGGCAGGGTTAAGGAGGTGATTTTTAAGAGCACCTACAAAGAGGGCTATAAAGCTTACACTTTACATGAAACATACGGATATGGGTACATAAATCACAAATTGTACTTGGATGATAAAGAGGTACCGCTTAATAGCATTGAAGCTACAAAGAATATGATTGATTTATCTTTTGATAAGTCCGTACTATTAGCTGTTCCTGCAAAGATATATTCAAGCAAGAAGTATCCTAACAGAGGCGGTTCAATATTTGATGACGGTAAGCTTGATAACTTTGATGCATTTGATGAGGCTTGGAGTCAGTGGATGGATGCTTTAAGAGCAGGCAGAGCAAAGACATACATCCCGGAAGGACTATTGCCAAGAGATCCAAACACAGGAGCACTTATAAAGCCGAATGCTTTTGATAACAGGTATATAGCCACAGAAGCGAATATGTCAGAAA